AGATAGTCGGGGCGCTTTACAACGCAGCGCTGAAGGGTAATGTGACGGCCATGATTTTTTACCTAAAAACCAGGCTTGGATGGCAGGAAGTGAACCGACTCGAGCACACCGGCGAGGACGGCGGGGCCATAAACGTAAACATAAACTTAACCCCAAAGGATTCCAAAAAATGAAAGCACTACTGTTAGCCGTGATAGTATTACTATCAGCCGCCGTCGCGGAGGCCAGAACGTACCGCATCGACGTAATCCAGGTGGCTGGCCCCTTTGCGGTGCAGCGCCAGGATGTCATCGCCATGTTTAACTTCGCCCAGGCTCGCTTCGCTGCGGTCGGTATAGACATCAGGCTTCGTCGAGTCGCTTCGGCCCACGCCCAAGGCCCGGTCGTTACGCTTAAAAACTGGATGCGTCAGGCCTGGTACTGGCAGATGAAACTCTGGAAGCAAAACAAGAACCTGATTTATTACGTTGTGCTGCCCCCGTTTGTGGACAACGGCTCTCGGTATATCGCCGGCCTGGCCGATTGGTTCTGCCGCATCCGCACCCCGCCGGCGATAGCTGTCGGCAACGCCCAGATGTTTAACCAAAATGGCGACGCGAGGTTCTGGCAGAGCGCAGTGGTGATGGCTCACGAACTTGGTCACGAGTTTGGGGCTCGGCACGAAGACTCCGTCAGCATCATGAACCCAGGAGCCTCTGGCCTACCTTCTCCCGAAACGCTTGTTTTTAGTCCGGTCTCTTCTCGTCAAATGAATAGATGCGTGAATGGACATTAATGTTGACTGGCCGCTCTGGCCTCGGCAGCGCGAGGCCCTTGAATCCATAGCAAACGACCAACTCTTTGGGGGAGCATCCGAAGGCGGCAAGTCGTACCTAGTTCGCGTGGCATTGTCCTGCGCTGGTATGCAATGCGAGGGGCTGACAATGACCCTCATTCGAAAGAAGTTTGACGACATCCTAACCAATCACCTTGATGGCGACAGAGGCTTTCGAGCTCTGCTCTATCCGCTATCAAGCAAGGGCGTCGTTGATATAACCCAGAAGGGCATTAAGTTTCCAAAGGGCAACGTGCTGCACTTTAAGCATTGCCAGGACGAAAGACAATTTGACTCGGCCCAAGGTAACGAAAATCAAATAGTGGTTGTGGACGAAGCCCCGCAGATAAAAGAGCGCCTAATACGTGCATTTCGGGGCTGGTGCAGAATGACCCCTGAGCACTTGGCAAGGCAACCTAAGTTTTGGCGCAAAAAGCTACCCTGGATACTACAAACTGGCAATCCAACGGGCGAATCTGTGGGCTACTACCGAAAGCAATACGTTAAGGCTCGGCCATCGTTTGCAATTGAGGAAATTGCAGGATTTAGACGCCAGTATGTACCAAGCCGCGCAGAGGATAATCTGTCTGTAAATCTGCAACTACACAAAGACCGGCTATCAGCTATCGGCGATCCAGAGCTAGCCAGAGCGCTAGACCTTGGCGATTGGGACGCCATTGTCGGTGACTTCTTTCGGCAGTACGACGAGGACCGGCACGTAACGCCTGACTGCAAACTACCAAAACACTGGTTCAAGTTTTCGTCACTCGACTTGGGCTGGTCCGAACCGTTCTCAGTTCACTGGTACGCAATAAGTGATGGACAGCCGTTCAAAGATGAACAGGGTCGAAAGCGCTGGTATCCCTACGGGGCTTTGATTTGCTATCGCGAATGGTACGGATGCGATCCGCTGGAACCAGCCAAGGGCTTGCAGCTCAGCAATGAAGAAATCGCCAGGGGCATTACAGATCGAACGCCACCAAACGAAGGGCACTCGGGCCTGACCGTTACTGACTCGCTACCATTTCAAGAACGCGGCATGTCCGAAGGCTCGCGCAAATACAAAATTGCCGATGTGTTTAAAGAGTACGGGTGCCCACTAACCAAGGGCAACACCGCCAGAAAATACGGTTGGTCTAGAGTGCGCGACCGGCTGATTGGCCATGATGGCTATGCCATGCTGTACATTATGGAATCCTGCATCAGGCTTAGGGATTATTTACCGGCCTTGCAGCGCCACCCAACAGACCCAGAAGATGCAGTAGAATCAGGAGAGGCGACGCATAGTTGCGACGATCTAAGATTAGCTTGCGCCACGAAACCATTTGTGATCACTAGCGTCCAAAAAGAATCTGTGCCAGATATGTCAAAGGCTGATAAGATTACGCCAAAAGCTATTTTAAATCAGCTCACTCGTAAAAGGAGATCGCTACTTGGACGCCGTTAACAATCAAGAATCATTACAAGAGGAACGCCAGGAACACGATACGATTGGCTATTGGCTAAAGTGGATTAAGGCAGCAAAGAAGGCTGCTGATAGGCATTGGCAAGATTCTAAAGCAGCTTGGAACGAGTACAAGAACGAGTCAAAGCGCAGCAATACTAGCGACAGCACCGACACGATGGTTGGGCTGGTCTATCCAATTTACTGGTCATCATGTAAGACGATTGAACCAGCCTACTATTCCCGAACACCGAAGCTCAGCACCAGGCGACGCTTTGGCATTTCAGACGACATTTCAAACCTCGGCTCCCTCATCATAGAGCGCATTGGCGAATGGTGCGTTGAGAACTGCGAGTTTGATTCGACTCTAATGGAGGCGGTCAAGGACTTCATCCACGCTGACAAGGCTACGCTTCAGGCCGTGTTTGAAGCCGACCTAATCGACGTTGCCGATAATCAGCCCCTAATCATGCTACCGCCAGCCATGCCAGACCCAATGGCAATGATGGCCCCTGAACAGGTCAATAGCGTTAGCGCTGACCTGATGATTCCCGATAATAACCCACAGCCTCAGTACGCATTGGCTGATGGTACGCAACACGACGGCGAGGTCTTGCAGAACCCTGACGGCAGCTATTACGCGCCAATGATGCGGCAAGAGGCGCGAAACCCTAGAATATATCTGGCGCCAGTTTGCTACGACGAGATACTGCACACGCCAGACGCCAAGAGCGAAGCCGAGATAAAAGACAAAGCCTATTACTTTTCAATGACCAAAGACGAAGCCCTTGAGCGATTCACTCAGCTTCAAGGTCAATCAGTCAGCTGGAAGAAAAAGACGGGCGACGGCGAAGATAAATCAATGTCCATGCCAGGCGAATACCTTGAAGGGTGGGAAATCTGGTGCTCTAAGGCCAAGAAGGTTTACTGGGTATCAGAGCAGTATTCCCAAGAATTTCTTGATGTGAAAGAAGATCCTTATCGCCTAAGAAAGTTCTTTCCATCGCCATCGTTCATTATCGGCAGCAAGCCCAATAAATCGATGTACCCAACGAATGCTTACCAGCATTTAGCGCCTACGCTTACGCAACTGCACCAGGCATATCAGAAAGTATTCAACTTAATCCAAGCAATCAGGCGGCGTGCGCTGGTTGATAACTCAGAGCCAGAACTAATCGAGGCGCTTAATAGCTTAAGCGATCTAGAGTTCGTGGGCTGCAAGAACCTTCAAAGCATTGTCGAGAAAGGTGGCATTTCAAACGTGATTTACTACCTGCCTGTTCAGGAATTAGTTCAGGCCATTGGAGAGTTAAACGACCTAGAGGAACGCTTTAAGAACAACTTCAGCGAGTGGTTCGGCGTGCCTGATATTCTGCGCGGCGTTAGTGACCCAATAGAAACTGCCGAGGCTCAGGGCATTAAGAGCGGGGCAGCACAGGACCGCTTCAAGTACCAAAAGAAGCAAGTCGGTCAGCTTGCTAGGGATGCCATTGAAATGATGGTTGACATGGTTCTTGGCCTATTCGACGTTCCAAAGATTATGGACATCGTTGGTTATTCGTTCATGACGGATAAGCAAAAGACTGACTTTCCAATAGCGCTGGCACTTGTTCAGAACGACGAAGAGCGCCTGATTCGTATCGAGATTGATACTGATTCAATGGCGTTCATTGACCAGACGATTAGGCAAAACCACCGAAACGTGGCAGTTCAGACCGTTATTAATGGCCTTAAAGAAGTTTCTGGAATGTTGCAAATCGACCCAGACTTTGCCAGGGCAGCGCTTAAAACCGTATTGGCTTCTCTTGACGGAATGGAAGGCGGCAAGGAGTTTGCCGACGATGTTAAGGGTGCAGTCGAAGCGCTGATGAACTCAAAGCAGACGGCGCAGCTACCACCGCCACCGCCAGATTATGAGGGCATGAAGATACAGCTTCAGGACCAACAGGCACAGATGGCGAACCAGCTAAAGAGCCGCCAACTTGACCAACAGGAATGGCAGATGCAGCTTGACGAGAAGGACCGTGATTTTCAGCGCCAAGTTGAGGAAGTTCGAGTCGGATTCGAGGCCAGAAATGTTGCACTAGAAGAAAAGCTAGAGCAGTTCAACGAAATCATTCAGGCTCAAACTCTATCTATTGAGTCATTTAAGGCCCAGATGAACGCGCAGGAATCAGCAGCGGAAGAATCAAGGCTCGCGCAAGAAGCTCAGATAATGGCACTTAAGGAAACGACCGCGCCAGCAGAGCCGCAGATAGCACCGCCTCCGGTTATCGTTCAGGCTCCACCGGTGACGATACATAACTATCCAGCGCCTAATAGCACTCAGGGACCAATGACGAAGATAACCAATATCAAACGGGATCCTTTGACCGGCGACAGCCAAGCCGTTACAACAGAAGTACCAATCACGCCGACAATACCAATGCTTCCAACGGGGCTATAAATGGCACTTAGTTTTCGCAAAGTTTGGAACGATTTGATTGGCGAGTATAACGTTGGGATATTTAATACCACGGTCAGCGCCAAGCCGGTCGATTTACAGGCAGTTGTTATAACTGACTCAACGGGGGCAACTGGTGCAGCCGTAGCGCTAGGCACCGTTGACACCGAACTGCCAGCAGCTGCAGCCCTAGCAGACGCCACCGCAAATCCTACAGTTCCAGGCGTCGGCGCTCACATGATGGGCTATAATGGCACCACTTGGGATAGGGCTTTACTAGCTGATGTTCTAACAACCGATCCCGCTGGCACTAAAAAGGGTGTAGTAACCCGCAATATTCCAAGTGGAACGCAGAACACAATTGAGCTTAGTGGGCTAATGCCCAAAGTCTATGACTATGTTTCTCTAGGCTACACCGGCAGCGACTTAACGACGGCAGTTTATAAAACAGGGGGCGCGGCGGGCACTACCGTTGCAACGCTCGCTATGACTTACTCAGCTGGCATCCTTCAAACGGTAACGAGGACTTAATGTCGCTAAAGTTTAACCCGTTTACTGGCACCTTTGATTACCAAGTTATTCCCGATGGAATACTAAGCTATAACACGACCTACAAAACGCTCTATAGCCTAACCAACGGATCGAGCACCTTTAATTATCCTAGTTACACGTCGGGCTTTAACATTGACGATATTAACATTGGCGCGGGCACTTCAAGGTTCGCGCTCCAAACGTGGATCAAGAACTCAGTAAATGCCTCAAACGTAGTCGGCGGTTATTGGGGCGGCGTCTATGAGTCGGGCGCGGCAGTCGGCACCTCAGCGATCTACGGGCTAGTAGCTTACAATCAATTAGCCTCAACTAACGCGAGAACACACACAAGTATTTGGGGACTTTACGCAGCAAACGAGATTGCTAGCGGCTCAAATATCACAGCGACGGATATTTTCGGGGCTTACTTTCAGTCGATAGTAACCGGCGGCACGATTACCAGCGCTTCAAACCTTTACGGCGCTTTTATCGACGGGACCAGCGGAGGGATTGGTACTATTACTAATTCCTACGGACTAAGAATAAATAAGCAAAGCGCGGGCACGAATAACTATGAACTTTGGCTAAATGGTGCGGGCGCATCGTTTTATCGGGCGGGTACTCAAGCAATCTGGTCAAGCGCAGTAAATACTTTAGACCTAGCTGCAAATACTACATTTAATCTTAAGCTAGGCGCGAATCCTGCAAACGGCACAGCGGGCACAATTTACGCTAAGCTAAATTCCACCGGCCTTGCCCTCTTGATGGGCACGGCTACACCAACCAACGCCATTTCTATTAGCGGCAATGCGGCGCGTAAGATGTGGATGGAGCGGCACACCACAGCCAATACAGCGGGAAATATCTTAACCATCGAATCTGGCGGTGCAACAAGTGGCGCAACAAACAAGGCCGGTGGCAAGCTAATAGTATCGTCGGGCATTGCGACCGGAACTGGCTCAAGTAGCTTTGAAGTTTGGACAGCGGCAGCGGGCGCAACGGGAACAGCGGACAGATCGCCATCGGTCAAACTTGCAATAGCAGGAACGGGGGCGCAGACGCTAACCCAGACAGGCGGCATTGTCGGGATAACGCAAAATCTCACTAACACGACCACCACGGCGGGCCAAAACACCCAAGGAAGTTTCTGGAATGTCTCGCATAATGCGATGGTAGATTCGACGCTTTACGGACTGCAAATGCAGTTAGGCGGGACGGTTGTAGCCGGTGATAGTGGAGCTTCTAGCATTCAAGGTTTTGCGTTTGAAGTTTATGAGGACGGCTCTGGCGTCGGCGCTTCGGCAAGCGCCCTAGGCGGGTTTATACGACACAGCTCAACACTCGCGGGGCTAACATTCACCGGCTGTAATATCGACATACAGGTCGGAAGCAGCGCGGGCGCGGCAATGTTAGTGCTATACGAAACGGGCGTAAGTGCCATTGGCGCAAATACAACAAGCTGGACCGGATACCACGTTAGCAATCCAGTACCGAGCGCGGGCGCGATTACAAATGTCTACGGATTAAAGATTGATGCGCTTACAGGCGGCGCAACTAACTACGCTATATACTCAGCGGGCGGGCAGTCCGTTCACGCGGGCAATTTAAAGCTAGGCGACACGACAGCGCCAACAGAGCAACTAGAGTTTGCAGATGCTAAAAACATCAAGTTTCAGACGACCACGGGAACCAAGATCGGAACGGCAACATCTCAAAAGCTAGCATTCTGGAACGCGACGCCAATCATTCAACCCACAACGGGCGTGGCGGCAGCAACCTTCGTTGCGGGGGCGGGAACAGCGGTAAACGATGCGAGCACGTTCGACGGATATACACTAAAGCAAGTAGTTAAAGCGTTAAGAAATGAGGGGTTATTAGCATAATGGAAGAACAAAGGAATGTAGCTGATATTGACGTGCAAGAGCTTAAAGCGATTGCTTACGATAGGATGTCACTAATCGCTAAGCTAAATCACGAGCTGCAAATCATTCAGCAGGAAATCGCCAAGAAAGAATCGATGCCCGTAGAGGTAGAATGACAATAGCAGTTGATGAGGTAATTTCGGGAGCCTACGCCCTCGGCATAGGGACATCGTTCCCATTTACCAAGGCGGGAGCAACCAGCCCGACGGCGTTACTTCTGCAATTCATACCGCTGGCCGCAAGTACAGATATTCCTCCGACCTCGGTCACATACAACGGCGTGGCCATTTCGTTAAGTAGTTACACCTTTACTTCGGGCGCTACCACCATCAAAGGTTACTATGGCTCGCTCCTACCACCAGCCAGTGGAGCACGTGACATAGTTTTCAACTTTTCGGGCAGTAGTTTTAAGGTACTTTACCTACTGGCTACCTTCTGGACTGGCGACATTACCGGAGTTGATTGGACGACTCAGGCAACGTCGTTTGCCGACCCAGTTATTAATATCGCTAAAGCAGCATCGTCGGCATTGTCAGGGTTTGTCTTTGCTAATGGCGCACCCTCGTTATCCTTTATAGGCGACGGCACGAATCGAGTAATAGATCCAAGCCTTGTCTATGCCGCAACCCAAGAACCGGCTCAGGGGTCGGGTGTGATGAATTGGACAGAGCACACCGGAGAGGGTGATATTAATGGGCAAACGGCTTATATTTGCGCGGAGATATTGGGGGCAGCGGCGGCATCAGTTGGCGGCCACCCGCAGTTAATGTGGGGTAGTTAATGACAATACTATTCTTCCTAAAGCCACGCTCAAGGCACCATCGAGGCGGTCATCAAGTCACGGTGCGCAGAACGCCACCGCCCAAAAGAAGAAAGACGTTCGAAATCGTAAAGATTAATAATATTCCCCACGCCAAACCGCTTGGCAAACTCTACGCTGCTGACATCATGCAGGGAATTGCCAAAAAGCGTAAGCAAATACAAGATGAGGATGAGATACTAATTCTTTTACAACACCTAGGAGATATATGAACAACCCACAGAACCTACAAATATCACCTGTCGCGATACTTGCGGCAGTTCTTTACCACTGCACCGACACCGTTAAGGCGATGGTAAAGCCTGATGATAGTGACACGGAAATTGAGATTGATGTGCCATTGATTAGCGTTCAAAAAGAGGCTGATACGGTCGTTTGCATGATTCCAATGGATAAAATCATGCATTTTGCCACACACGTTTATGACATGCAGTTCAACGTGGCCAAGCCCAAAGACGACCTAACGGGCGATCATGCTATGGCTGTCGTTGCCTTTTCACCACACAAGGGTTCGCTCTTGGTCAACGGCGCTGGCGCTCCAATCAGCACCGGCAATAACGCAATTGATGCTTTAATGAAGAAGATAGAGATATGAAACCACGTAAACCTGTTCGAGGTGTTTTCGTGATGAGGAATGGCAAATGCGTGCCGATTGAGGAGGCGCACGCAGCCAAGCCTGAAGCCGATGCACCTTTTGTAATCAATGATGATATTCCACCGACCGAAAGCCTAGCCACTGGCGAAGGTAAGATATTTACAAGCAAACGACGTTTGCGCCAGCATTATCGCGATAACGGCATGATAGAAACAGGCACCGCCAAGATGCCCAAGAAAGGACCACCGACCACAGCCGAAAAGGAAGCCAGGATTAAAGACCTGCGCGACGATGCTACAAGAGCGCTCAACGATTTAAAGTATGGGAATACACCACTATCTGAAAAGGAAAAAGAAAGATGTCGACAGGAAGAGAGGAGTTTTCGAGCGTTTCTGAAGCGGAACCAGTAGAAGCACCAGAAACAAACACCGAAACGGAGTCAAATAGCGATGGCGAAAATAGGAATGAATCCACCAGGGAAACAGTTGCTAGGGCGTTTAAAGAGCTCAGCTCAGAAGAGGGTGATGGGGATCAAAGTGGGGAGGATAAAAAGCCTACGATTGACCCGTTTAACGAAGGCAAAGGGCTCCTTAAAGATCAACCGGGCGAAAAGGCCGGGGAAGGTCAAAAGTCAAAGCCTGACAAAACTGCCAAAA